CTCGCCACTCGTAGCTCGTCTGCCAGCCGTTCGGACGCTCGTGGAGGATGCGGTACAGCGGCACCTCGCGGGCGATTTCCTTGCCGCCGTTGGGCAACCGCCGGTAGAGATGCAACGGGAGCCCTGCCACGCTGGACGAGAGCACGCGGACGCACGCAAGAACGACGGTCGAGCGGAGCGCCGTCTCGGGGTCAATCCGCACGCCTGACGGATTGCGGTTGCCGCCGTAGCCGCCCGACTCGTAGTCCCAGTTGCGAGACTCGTGCTCGGAGGTCGGAAGCCAGAGGATGCGGTCGGATGGTGCGATCATAGGAAGAGGATTGAGGGTTCGGTTGCCGGTCCTTTGATGGTCTGCGAGGCATGGACGCCAAGGGCCATCACTAGCGCGACGATGCCGTCGATTCTCTCGTTGCTCTTCGCCTTAGACGGCTTGATGTTGCCGTTGTGGTCGTGCTGCACCGCTACGTTTCCAGCCTGCCACGCGAGCACCGGGTGCCCGCCATGCAGGAGCTTGCCCGACACGACGAGCGACTCCAGCACCTTTGCCGGACCGCTCATCGAGCCGTAGCCCTGCCCATACCCTACGACGTTTACCCCGTCCCCTTGCAGTTGATTCGCCAACTGGGTCGCGTTCCACCGGTCGATCCCGATCTCGCGGATGGCGTATCGGGAGGCGATTTCGTTGATGTCCGAACGCACTTTGTCGAAGTCGGTCACGTTGCCGGGCGTCAGGTGCATGTGTCCCTGCTTGGCCCACACGTCGTAGGCAACCTTGTCACGCCGCACCCGGTCCCGCATGTTTTCCTCGGGAATCCAAAAGTGCGGCTCGACCCAAAACGTCCCATCCTCCAGCGGGAACAGCAAAACGAGCGATGTCGTGTCGTAGGTCGTCGCCAGATCGAGACCGCCCCAGCACTCCCGGCCGAGAAGCGAAGTCGGGCAGGGCGGGTTGCCCTGCGCCCAGTGATCCATCCGCAGCCACCTAGTGTCTTGCTCGGTCCACTGGTTCAAGTGCAGTTGCCGGAAGGTGTTTTCGTATGACGGCATCTCGACCGCCCTGGCGCACTCGCTGCGCAGGTAGTCGAGCTTCACGCTCACGCCGAGGTTCGGGTTCGCCTTCCTCCACGTCGCTTCGTTCCGCCAATCGTCATCGACCGCAGCGGCATATATCGCCGGGAGGAACGATTCGTCCTTGACGGCACCGCTTGAGACGGCTTCGGCGTACTTCCAGATTTCCCAGCACACACTCCTGCGGTCGTAGCCCGCTGTCGTTATGTAGACGAGCATCGGCTGGCGACGGGCACCCATCGAAGTCTGCATCACGTCCACGAGCTCGCGAGTGGGCTGGGCGTGCAACTCGTCGAAGATCACGCCGTGAGCGTTGAGCCCGTGCTTCGTAAACGCCTCGGCCGAGAGCGCCTTGTAGAACGAGTGCGTTTCCTCTCTGACGATCGAGTTGCGGTAGACCTTGAGGCGAGACCGCAGCGACGGACTCTGCTCGACGCACACCTTTGCCATCTCGAATACGAGCCGAGCCTGGTCGCGATCGGCGGCACACGAGTACACTTCGGCACCAGGCTCGTTCTCCAAGAGCAGCTTCAGCGCGATGCCAGCACACAGCGAACTCTTCCCGTTTTTGCGGGGAATCGCTAGCAGGCTTGTTCGCACCTTGCGAACACCGTCGCGAGCCTCGAACAAGCGTCGCACGTATTCCTGCTGCCACCGCTCCAGCACGAACGGTTTGCCGCCGAGCTCACCCTTCGCGTGCGTGAGGTACTTGTGAAAGAACCGCACGGCCAAGCATGACGGGCACGTCCTGCACGGCTTGTCAACCGAACATGAGGCGGTCTTCGTCGTCTTCCTTCGGGGCATTTTCCACCGCCGAGACGCGGGCCAGAGCGGAAGCCGTGAGCCCGAACTCTGACGCGAACTTGAGCATCTGATTGCGGGCGTCGCGCTTCCGCAGCCAAGCCGGGTGATTACTCACCCTACCTTTCTCGTCCACGATGGTCGTGCCGCCTTCCTTGAGTTCGGCGTCGGCCTGCACCATGTCGGCGAACGAGTCGCAGTAGCAGGCTAGGGTCTGCTGGTGCCTCGGGCTCATAACCTTGCTGGCCTCCAGCATCGGCAAGATTCGCTCCCACTCTTCGCGGGCGATGTCGCAGAGCCAGCCGGGGGCAGGAGGAACTCCAGGCGGCGCGTCGATGCCGCTCTTGTGCGGCCCTCGCACGCGAGACCCACGCATTTGCAGTATCGGCTTCGGCGTTGGCTTGCGGCCTTTTGCCACGACAAACCTCGAACTTCCAATTTCGGCCACGCGTCCCCCCATAGGAACAGCGGGTTTTCCTCACCGATCCATTTTTAAGGCGACATATGCCCCGGTACTAGGCAGCCCCAGCAATCGCACTGCCTCCATGATAGGCAACTGTCCGTCCCACTTCGCGCCCTTCTTCGTGTTGCATCCCCAGCAGCAACATCGGACGTTGTGCCACTCATGGCCGCACACCCTGGCACTCAGCGGGTAGGGGTAGTGATCTATTGTCGGAGATCGCGGGTGCGGCTTTTCTTCGACCAAAGAAAAACGCTTGAGCGTGCGTCGCTTGCAAACATGGCACCTATATCCATCTCGCTCGAACACCAACTCAGGCTTGACCTTCGGGTCGTACGGGACTCCGTAACGCCTGCATCTCTTCCTGTGCTCGCTTTTGCTGCATCGCCTGCCGACTGGCGTCTTCCTCCACGCCTTTGTTTTGCATTTCCTGCACAAAGCAGATCGCCGCCTTTTCTTTGCGTCCCTGCCTGCAAGCCTGACGAGCACGATCGCGCCACAGCAAGAACACGATTTTGTAAAGGCAACGCTCTTGCTGCACTGGGCGGAACAGGCAGGGCTGTCGCTTCGCTTGTCGCCGACAAACGGCCTCGCGCAAACAATGCACACTTTTGGTTGATTGTTAGTGCGAGCGCGGCAAAGAGAAGACGCATGCTGTTGCGCCCTTATTGCGCTTTGAGCGTCACTCAGGAACGCAGCGAGATCAGAGATGAGCCGACGACGCCTTGTAAACTCAGACTCATTCCTCCTGCGTTGCCTTCGATGCTGGCATGACCGGCACGCCGTCGAGCGGATTCCATGCGGATAAGAGACCGTGTAGGTCATGCCACAGTCACAGCATGAACGGATGCACTCTCTAGGTGCGGGCGGTATCCGGCCCTGCTTGCGGGCCTTGGCCCTTTGCTGATTGCAGCACTCAGGGCACGACAGCATGTCGAGCCCCTTGCCGTGAGTCACCCAAGCTGAGCCGCAACGCCTGCACGCCATTCGCCACCTCCTTGTGGGCGGCACTAGTGTACTAAGTACACCTAGTTTTCCTGTCGGACTCCGAGGCCGTCTTCGTGTTGTGACAGGCGTGACACAGGCACTGCCCGCCATCCACGTCATACCGACTGCGTCCATCCTCGCAGTGGTCAGTGCCATGCACGACCGGGCTCACATGGTCCGCGTGTGCCTCGCCCTTGTCGGCACACACACGACCGCACCGGCGACACGTCCACGCGTCACGAAGGAGCACAGCCAGCCGCCACGCCCGGTGCCGCTCGTCGCAGTAGCCACGCTGGTACGCGTTGGGTCGATCCTCTGGCCTGCGTGGCGTGCGGAGCCGAGGAGGGCGGCACGTCGGTATCCGCTGCGGCATGACTTCACGCTACCACGCGCCCCCGTAACTCTTGCAGTTCGGCGTCCATCATGCCTGCCACGAGCCCGCCGAAAGTCACCCTCGGCACCCATCCGAGTTGCCTGCGTGCCTTGCTCGCGTCGCCCTGGAGCAGGTCCACCTCAGCCGGTCGGTAGTAGCGCGGGTCGATCTCGACGTGGTCGCGGTAGTCCAGCCCAACATGGGCAAACGCCCGCTCGCAGAACTCCCGCACGCTGTGCGTCTCGCCCGTGGCGATGACGTAGTCGTCGGGCTCGTCCTCTTGGAGCATGAGCCACATCGCCTCGACGTAGTCGGCGGCGTGTCCCCAGTCTCGCCGGGCGTCGAGGTTGCCGAGGTACAGCGTCTCGGGGATGCCGCTGGCGATCCTCGCCGCTGCCCGTGTGATCTTGCGGGTCACGAACGTCTCGCCCCGTCTCGGGCTCTCGTGGTTGAACAGGATGCCGCACGAGGCGTGCATCCCGTAGCTCTCGCGGTAGTTGACCGTTATCCAGTGAGCGTAGACCTTCGCCACGCCGTACGGCGACCGTGGGCGAAACGGCGTCGTTTCCCGCTGCGGTGTCTCGGCGACCTGCCCGTACATCTCGGAGGAAGACGCTTGGTAGACCCGGCATCCAGGCACGACACGGGCTGCTTCGAGGACGTTGAGCGCTCCGATGCCGACCGCTTCCGCCGTGTACGCGGGCTGGTCGAACGACACCCGCACGTGACTCTGTGCAGCGAGGTTGTACAGTTCGTCGGGCTCGATCTCGGCGACGAGCCGTGCCATCGCACCGCCGTCGGTCACGTCGCCGTAGTGCAGGTTGAGCCGATCGAAGATGTGCTCGATCCGCTGCGTGCTGAACGTGCTCGACCGTCGCACGATGCCGTGAACGATATAGCCCTTCGCGAGCAGGAGCTCAGCGAGATAGGAGCCGTCCTGCCCGGTGATGCCGGTGATCAGAGCGACACGCATTGCTCCCTCCACCACGAGACCGTCTCGGCGATGCCGTTCTCCAGGCTGACCTTCGGCGTCCACCCGAGGATCTCTCGGGCTCGCGTGGCATCGACCGCACGCCTCGGCTGCCCGTCTGGCTTCGAGGAGTCCCAGCGAATCGTGCCCATGTAGCCGCACTCGCCCGCGATCATCTCGGCGAGCTTCCTCATCTGCACTTCGCCGCCGCCGCCCAGGTTGATCGGGTCGGGCGTCGCCACCGTCTCCGCTGCTCGCACGATGCCTTCGGCAGCGTCCGCCACGTGGAGGAACTCTCGGCTCGCACAGCCCGTTCCCCAGAGCGTGACGGGATCGGTTCGGCAGAATCGGCGGATCATTGCCGGGATGACGTGCGACGATGCCGGGTCGAAGTTGTCGTGCGGCCCGTACAGGTTAGTCG